GTGGCACACAACATGAGTTGATCTACTAGATCACGAGCAGCATTTCCGGTAATATGCCGATTGATCAGTTTCTGTACTGATTCTTCAAAAGCCGTCCAATCTAGCCCAGTTGGGCTCATTTGAGGATCAGTTGATTTTTTAACAGGAACTTGTTTAATACCAAATGTGATTAATGCATCCAGTGCCATTCTCATGCCTGTAAACAATTCAGTATTGTCGGCAGCAGCTTGGGCCTCTAGGATCTGTTCTTTGTTGATACGGCTGGCATGTTCTTCCAGAGCGGTAATAACTCGAAAACAATCACTCATAATAGGATCTGTGTATGTATAGTTAAGATACTGCTAGTATACCACAGATCCAGTGTGTTGTCAACCATAGATTAAACGGAGAAACTACTACCGCAACCGCAGGTGGTCTCAGCATTAGGGTTGCGAATCACAAAACTGCTGCCGGACAAATCTTCTTTGTAGTCCACTTCGGCTCCGGTCAAATACTGCATACTCATAGAGTCCACTAGGACTTTGTAGTCGCCAAGTGGAAATTCAAAATCATCTTCGCCTTGTTCTAGATCAAAAGTGAATCCATAAGTAAATCCACTACAGCCTCCACCTTGGACAAAGGTGCGTAGTTTGAGATCAGGATTGTTTTCTTCTGCCAGTAGGTCTAGGATTTTGGTTTTTGCGGATTCGCTGATTGTTATCATATGAAGTTATTTATTAACATAAATATCAGAACATAAAAAATATTTCAAAACTCATGAGACTTAATGAACTATTAGCAGAAGCCATCGATGCAGTCGATATAGATTGGGAAAAATTTAAAGCCGGTATGACTGCTTACCATACAGCATCCTACGGAAATGTGCCAGACTTACAACGCATAGACGGACTGGTATTCTTGGGAATCATGGGTGCTCCAGGAAGTAGTCAAGTTTGGAAACCGGTGCGTATCGGTCGTACAGTACCAGGTGCTTTGGACCCTAATTTGGGCCAGTATTGGCACGACAAAAATAGAAATATCCAAGGTGAATATGTTGGTTCTAAATGGAATCGCAAGGAGCTAGGCGATGTAGCAAATTATGACATTGTAATACGAGATACCTCTCTTAATCCTGCAAAAATAGAAAATTCAGTGTCAACAATCGCACATGAACTGAGACACCGTGGGTTTCATATGGTAAGAGAGCTACCCGAAGTTATGAATCGTCTGGGCGAACCCTTAAAAGGTTGGGTCGAAAATGCACTATATGTCGACGGAACTGGTATATTTGATTATTTTAAATTTGATAAAAAAGATAGACAATCGGTTGAGCATTTGTTAATGTACAGTGTAGAAATGGGGGACGATAATGGTCAAGTAGGTCCTTTGGACAAACTAGGCGATAGTAGTATGTTTCGTTCGGTAGAAGAGATACGTACATTTAGAAAACTCTATTGGAAAATAGCCAACGCAGCCCGTGAATATATACTGACACAACCTATTCCCGAGGGCGGTCTTAAAAGTCTCAGGGATGCTGTAGAGGCAATTACTCCCCCCGGTGATGAAATAAAACTCACCACGGAACCGGGGGGTAAAATTAAGATCACAGCAGTGGCAACAGCAAATACTACCCAGCCGGGCGTTAAAGACTCAGTTATGGCCATACAGGGTAAATTGAAAAAATTAGGTGCTGATTTAGGAACATTTGGCCCTAATCGTGATGGAGTTGACGGGGCTTTGGGCGACAAGACTATACAAGCAATTAGATCCTATCTGACTCAAAAATTATCCGGGCAATAAAATGCATAGTCAAATCTAGTGATAATAAATATCAATAGAGGAGAAAACAATATGGCTTATTCAACCGCAGTATTAGATCATTACGAAAACCCGCGCAATGTGGGGAAAATGGATATCAATGATGCCGATGTGGGTACTGGACTTGTAGGAGCACCGGCCTGCGGAGATGTAATGAAACTACAGATCCGTGTAGAGGATGGCATCATTACGGATGCTAAATTCAAAACCTATGGTTGCGGCAGTGCCATTGCCAGCAGCAGTTTGGTAACCGAATGGGTCAAGGGTAGAACGTTAGACGAAGCCAGTACTATTCGTAACACTGACATAGCACAAGAATTAGCGTTGCCACCAGTAAAAATACACTGCTCTATTCTAGCCGAAGATGCCATTAAATCGGCAATAGAAGATTATAAAACAAAACAAATTAAAAATTAATATATGAATTGGTACGAATATCATACAGACAATCCTATTAGCAATAATCATTCTCACACCATATTACACGATTTAGATAACATATTACTCAATGATGAAAATTTAAAACCTCAATGGGTAGAACATCCTGCAGAATATACAGAGTTTCATATAAAAAGAAACAAAGATACATTGTTAATAGTAGTAGGCGAAAGTTGGACTTATGGAGAGTCACTTTCAAACATAGCAACCGGAGTTCAACATTATAATTTTGATTCTCAATTGGAAAATTGCTTTGGCCCAAAACTAGCAATAACTCTTAATTCAGATTTATATCAATATGCAGTTCCGGGAAATTGTAATTTATATATTTCCATGGAGTTAGAAAGAATATTAGAACATGTATCTTCTATGAATTATAAAAAGATTTATGTTTGTATACAAATGACCGAATGCGGAAGAGACAATACTCCTGTAGTAATCTATCCAAATACTATTTTATCATCTTTAATTAACAAAGATGTTAAAGAAGACACATTGGAAAATTGGATTAAAAAATACGACGAAACATTTTTTGAATATTACGATCAACTATTAAAAAAATATAAAAATCTCAATTTAGATGCAGTTATCTGGAAGAACTTTTGTAAAACCAATACCGATTTACGAGATTACGAATTTAAAATTATAGAAACCAGTTGGATTCAATATTCTGCTAGAATTTTAGGTGTTAAATTAGAAATGCCGATGTTTTTTTCAGCCGGGTGGTTGAACCATATCAGGTACGAAGATCAAGGATTTAAAAAAATTAAATTCGATGATACAATGATTTCAGAAGAACTGGACAAAATAGAAAAATCATTTGATTTTATTAAAGGCAATCAATTACATCGTAGTCATCCAACTGAACAAGGGCATACTCTATGGGCTCAATATGTAGCCAGAATGGCCGGGTGGGTAGACGGAATTTAAATAATTTTATACAACAAACAGCAATGTTAACACTAACTGAAACAGCAGCAAACAAGGTAAAAGATAATATAGCACGTAGGGGGCGTGGGTTAGGAATACTAATTGGTGTGAAAACTACAGGGTGTAGTGGCCTAGCCTATACCCTAGAATATGTAGATCGTATAGATGAAACCCTGGCTATATTTGAAAGCAACGGTGTACATGTTTATGTGGATCCAAGGCACATGCCATACCTACAAGGTATAGAAATGGACTGGCGACGTCAAGGTCTCAATGAAGGGTTTGAATTTTCAAACCCTAATGAAAAAGATCGTTGTGGTTGCGGAGAAAGTTTCCGAGTATGAGTCGACCCTGGTTCAGAGAGAATACGCAGGAATGGATCTCTCAACTGGAAAATCGTCTAGAAGATATTGATTACTATCTCAATCGCACTGTGGCCTGGTGCGAGGATCGTGGAATAACAGACGATCAAACCCTAATGAGCTGTGCCTTTATTACCTGTATCTGGGTTAGCCATATGCGCAACGAACCCATCAGTTATAAGGAACTACTGGAATTTGTAGGGTTACCGCACTTAGAGACCGGAGATGACAAAATCTATGAACTTGGGTCTACGCTGGGTCAACTAGATCACGAAGAAGTTCTACAACTAATAGCCGGCAATCTGCGAGACTATTAACTATGGTCTCCGCCATAGTTCTTTACAGGACCGCCATGCTTTTCGCTTTTCATCCGTTTGCCCTGTAGTCTAACTCCGGAACCCTTCTTACCCTGAGTGCCGGTCCCGGCAGTGTGTTCGCTGTCGTGCGCTCTCAAACCAAGACTGACACATTGACTGTATCTCACATTGGACAGACGTTTGATAGCACACTGACTTTTAGTAGGATTGGCTATTTTCTTTTCGGCTAATAGTTCGTTGATTCGCATTAAGTATTTATTTGAAAAGAATCAAACTCATGATTACTGTTTGAGCAGCAAAGCCTAAACAAATAGTAGCAATATAAATAAAGTTACGATCGAGCAGGCTCTTAAAGAACAGTGTAATCAGTGCCGACCATACAAAGATCATTAGATCCACCGGGGGTAGTTTATCACTCTGTCCCAACAATACTGCCAATAGTGTAGGTATACTAGCAAAGTGTAGCAGGATGATAGTAATCCATCCCAGTGTGTGAGCACTGATCCTACCCAAGTGATCCCGTAGGAACTGGTAGACGATGATGGGTAAATTTTGAATATATGAAATAACAGGCATGATAGTGCTCACTCGTAAAAAATATGTTGGCCGATTCGTGTAATGCGTTTTCGATTCCATTTGGGATCAATGTATGCGGCGTGATAATATAAGGCCTTTGTTAAACTGGGCAACCTAAATCCTTCTAGTAAAACCTTTTTAGCCACAGCCATGCTTTCATCATAGGCTGCTTGATTCATAGGACGGAACTTTACATTCCTATCACAAGTCCAACTGAATTGGCATAGCACACGTTCATAAAATATGTTCTTTTGATAGATAGTTTTACAAATGTCATCAGGAAACTTGCCGCTGGCCACACGATTTAGTGTAACCTGCGCTACTGCTGCTTTACCTTCGAATGGTTCGTTAGCAGCCTCGTG